ATCGTTTACGACACGTCGGGGCCGTGACGATTGGACGCAACCGTTTAGCCCCGGCAAGGCATCGCTGTTGTTTCGCAACACCGACGGCGCTTTAGACCCCTTAAACACCTCGTCGGCGTATTATCCAGGCATCACGACCGGCCGAACCGTGACCATAAAATGCAACGGACACCTGATCTATTCGGGACTTGTTGAAGATATCAATTTAGGCTATGACACTTCCGGGGATGCGTGGGTAACGGTGATAGCTGAGGACCAGTCAAGCGAACTCGGTTTACGGTCCCTGACGAGCGGAACGTCGTTTAGTGAACAGACCAGCGGCCCTCGGGTGTCGGCTGTGTTGGCAAATGCAAACATTGATTATGCCGGGGCGACCAGTATTGATGCCGGATATTCGACGGTCGCAGCTGAAACCCTGTCAAGCGACATTAACGCCGTTCAGTATTTACAGAAAGTCACGCAAAGCGAACAGGGTTATTTGTATGTGAGTCGTTCGGGGGTGATGACGTTTGAAAACCGTTTTGGGCCGTTGGCGGCTGGTTCGTCGGTCACGTTCAGCGACGACGGTTCAGACGTTCCGTATCAACAAATCGGGCGTAACCTTGTGAGCGCTGAACTGTTTAACCGCCTGACGGCGAACCGGACGGGAGCGGCGACGGTAACAGCGAACGAAACTGACAGCCAAGACTCGTACGGAATTCGTTTGTTACCGGTCGGTGAAGTGCTGGTCCTTGACGACGCAACCGTTACAGACGTTTTGGATTTCCTGATGGTTCAAACCGCTTCTACCGAAGTTCGGATCAACAGCCTGATAGCCGTGTTGGACACGCAAGCGAGTGGCACACAAAACACGATCGCACAGCTAGAACTGGCGGACGCGGTGACCGTCGAATTTACGCCGCCCGGTGTATCGCAGCAATCTACGGTAGGCACGTTGCAGCAAATCGGGCACGCTTACACTGTCGGCGAAACGTGGCGCGTTACGCTAGGGATGACGCCAAGAGATACGACAAGTTATTTAATATTGGACGACGCCACCTTAGGGCGGCTCGATTACAACTCTTTAGGATTCTGATATGGCAGGCGCAGGTTATAAACAATGGACCACGGGCGAGGTACTCACCAGTTCCGACATGAACACCTACGTGGGCGATCAAGTGGTGATGGTTTTCGCTAGTTCCTCGGCGCGCTCATCCGCCGTGTCTAGCCCTACGGAGGGCATGGTTTCTTATCTCAAAGACACAAACGTTATTGAATATTACGACGGTTCTAGTTGGGGCGGTATCGGTGACATAACCGCCGTATCCGCTGGCACGAACATTGACGTGACTTCAGGAACCGGACCGATACCCAGCGTGGCGTTAGCTATTGACGCCGCCGTGTCTATGGGCTCAGACGGCTCAGGCGTGGACGTCACCTTCTATAGCTCGACGGCAGGCGACACAATGCTATGGGACGCCAGCGAAGAAAAGCTGGTGATTACCGGCACAAACGGACAAAACTCGCTGGAAGTAGCAGACGGCGACGTATCAATAACCGACTCACTCACGGTTTCCGGCGGTTTAGTAGCACCGCTGGCGATCAACGCACAAACCGGGACCACGTACACGTTTGTCATAGGCGACGCAGGAAAACTGGTTACGTCGTCGAACGGATCAGCCCAAACCCTCACTATCCCACCGAACAGTTCAGTGGCTTTTGCTATCGGGACGCAAATAATTGTGCAAAACATCGGCTCAGCTAACGCAACGCTGGCGCAAGGCTCGGGCGTCACGATTCAATCAAAAGACTCGAATAAAGAAATTGACGGCCAATATGCTGCGGCGACGTGCATCAAAACGGCGACCGACACGTGGTCGCTTATTGGGGCTTTGAAGTAATGGCAATTCGTCCGGTTGATCATGGCGTCGTGGCTTCGTCTGCCGGCGGAGGTTTGACGTTATCCGGCGGTACTGAAACCGAAGGCGGCGGTTATAAGTTCTACACGTTCGCGACTTCATCAAATCTTGTTGCGGTTGGTGAGGGGTTGGTCGATTTACTCGTCGTCGGCGCTGGGGCTGGTTGCGGCGTTGACACTATTTACGCGGGCGGCGGTGGTGGTGGCGGTGTTGCGTATCGCACCGGGGTGACACTCACGGCAGGCACGTACGGTGTCGTTATCGGCGCCGGTGGTTCTGGTACTTCGCAGCAGGGTGACGACGGCGGCACTACTACGTTTGATTCCGGCGGCACGTTTCAACTAAAAGCCGGTGGTGGTGGTGGCGGCGGTTGGGGTCAAAGCGGCGTAGCGTGCAACGCTGGTCATTCCGGGGTATATGAAACCAGCACCTACGGCGCAGGTGGTTCCGCCGGTGGTGGCGGCGTTTGGCAATATACGTGCGCTGGTGGCGGTGGGAGCGGAGGAAACGGCGGCACAAGTGGCCGAAATGGACACGCTGGCGCGCCCGGTGGGTCGTCGGACAATTTCGGCGGCGGCGGTGGCGGCGCTGGGAGCGACGCGGTGCGGTCAACCAGTAGCACGAATAAAGGTATCGGCGGCGAAGGTCTGCAAGGACCGTTCGCTTTAGCGGATAGCTCAAATCCGTATTACGGGGTGGGCGGAGGCGGTCGCGGTCATGGAAGCAATCAGAGCAGCACGGCGCGCCTTCCTGAAACGGGTTACGGGCACGGCGGAACGGCTGGTGGTTCGACTGCCACCGGCAACGATGGCATTGACGGCGTCGTGATTGTGAGAACTGCGGCATGACGGTTTACGCAGAAATAGTGGACGGTTTGGTAGTGAACTCAGCGGTGTTCGCCGAATCACAAACCCCCGGCGACGTAGGGCTAACCGGTTATTGGGTGCTGACTGACGCTGCAACAACAAAAAAGGCCGCCGCGCCGGGAGACACATTCCACGACAACCACGCAGACTTCCCTGATGGGGCGTTCACGCCACCGCGCCCATACGAAACGTGGCGATTAGACGAAAACCTGGACTGGCAGCCACCGGTCGATAAGCCGTACCCAGACGGGTGGGGCGAACCCGATTCGGGCTGGAAATGGGACGAGGTACTGGAAGAATGGGTAGACCACAACGCCGAGACTGGATAAAAGCCGATGATTAACCAGTGGGCGGTTTCTTTGAAAGCCGCCGGTCTGAACGTCGAAACAATCGACGGGTGGCAAGTCCGGGCCGCCAGTTCATATTCGTTTGAACCCGTCGGAATCATGTTGCACCACACGGCGTCTAACGCACAATCTGGAAATATGCCCTGTAAACGACTAATTCTCGAGGGCAGACGCGACCTCAAAGGTCCATTATCGCAGTTCACGGTAGGGAGAAACGGCGACATTGTCCTTAATGCCGCTGGACGCTGTAACCATGCCGGGCGTGGCATGGCGAACCGGATCGAACAACTGTTAGCTGACTTTGAACCACCGGACCACGGGCAAGGACTCTACGACGCACCGAAACCAGGAGCGTACCGTTCAGGAAACAAACATTTCGTGGGTTTTGAATGCGAAAATGACGGTATCGGGGAACGTTGGAGCGACGAACTCATAGACGCAACCGTCCGGGCGTGCGCAGTGTTGTGCATTTTGCACGACTGGAACCCCCTCACACGAATTCTGATGCACCGGGAATATACGGCCCGAAAAATCGATCCCTCGTTGCGGATCAACTGGCGGCAACTGGTAGCGGACGCAGTGACAACCGGCGACTTCGCTATGCCTGAACAAGCAACACCCCTCCCACCCCAAAAACAACGCACCCTACGACGGGGCGACGTTGGTCCCGACGTTGCAGGTATACAAAAAGTTTTGGGTATCACAGCGGACGGACATTTTGGGCCGATAACCGAGGTTCACGTAAAACGCTTTCAAGGAAAAAATAAACTTGTCGCTGATGGCATTGTGGGACCGGCCACGCACGCCAAACTGGTTACGAAACAAAAACGGCCTATCTTGAAGGAGTGGCCAAGTGAAGTTTTATAAAAACCTCGTCGAACGAGCCGTCCTGACCGGCGTCCAATCCTATTTAGGGATCATGGGCGCTGATCAGCTGATGGACGTAAACATAGAAACGCAAGAAATGGCGGTCGCCGCCGCAATCGGTGCCGCGTTATCGGTCATCAAATCCGCTGTAGCGTCGAAGCTCGGAAGCGGAACCGCTGACCTATTTGACAAGTGACCATAGAGGACATCGCGGAGCGTTCCGATGTCTGGCGCGACTCGATCGAACATATCCTCAAAAACGTTAAGGCTATTGTCTTC